ACTTCAAAGCTAAACTTGCTGGCGGTGGCGCAAGAGCCAACCAGTTTAAGGTAACAATGCCTTTTCCTGGTTACGCACAAGTTGGTGGAGAAATAGAAGACCTGGCATTTCTATGTACAGCAACATCTATTCCTGCAATGAACATTGGTAATGTCAATGTACCATTTAGAGGAAGACAAATCAAAATCGCAGGTGACAGAACTTTCGGAGACTGGTCTGTTACTGTTCTTAACGATACAAACTTTAAGTTAAGAAACGCTTTTGAAAGATGGCAAAACGGTATCAACAATATGACAGATAACGAAGGACTTTCAAATCCTGTAGATTATCAAGTAGATGTATTTGTTGATCAGTTGGACAGAAATGGTAATACACTTAAATCCTATACATTAAGAGGCGCATACCCTACAGGTATTGCAGCTATACCTCTTAATTATGAAACAAATAATGCTGTTGAAGACTTTGATGTTACATTTGAGTATCAGTATTTTGAAACTAATACAACTACTTAAAACTAATATAAGTAGTATATAACAAAGGAATTAAATTATGGCAGAGTTATTTGGATTTAATATTACAAGGGTAAAACCTCAAACAGATCCAAAACAACAATTCAGTCAACCACAAGCGGATGACGGCACACAAGTCGTTGCCGCTGGTGGTTTCTTTGGCAGTTACCTCGATATGGAGGGTACTGCCAAGACTGAGCAGGATCTAATAAGAAGATATAGAGAAATATCACTACATCCAGAATGTGATATGGCAATCGAGGATATTGTCAATGAGGCAATAACTTCAAACGAAAACAAACAATCAGTTAAAGTAATTACAGACTCACTAAAATATAGTAGTAATGTAAAAAGAAGAATAGAAGAAGAATTTACCGAAGTGTTAAGACTAATGCAGTTTAACACTAGAGGACACGACCTTTTTAGAAGATGGTATGTTGATGGAAGAATCTTTTTTCAAAAGATTATTGATGCTGAAAACCCAAAGAATGGTATTACAGAATTAAAATACCTTGATCCTAGAAAGATTAAAAAGATAAGAGAAGTTAGAAAGAGAAGACCTGAAGGATTAATTTCTCCAACTAACATTAATATCGCTGATGAAACAGTTGAATACTTTGTTTACAACGAAAGAGGTATACAAGGTTCTGCTGCTATTCAAGGTATTAAAATTGCACCTGATACAATTGCATTTTGTCCATCAGGTGTTATTGATCAAAATAAAAATATAGTTTTATCATATTTACATAAAGCAATTAAACCTGTTAATCAGTTGAGAATGATTGAAGACTCTGCTGTGATTTACAGAATTGCAAGAGCACCTGAAAGAAGAATATTTAAGATTGACGTAGGTAATTTACCTAAAGTTAAGGCTGAACAATATTTAAGAGATGTTATGGCAAGATACAGAAACAAACTTGTCTATGACGCTGCTACAGGTGAAGTAAGAGATGACAGAAACTATATGTCAATGTTAGAAGACTTTTGGTTACCAAGTAGAGAAGGTGGCAGAGGTACTGATATTACAACTTTACCAGGCGGTGCAAATCTTGGTGAGATTTCTGATATTGAATATTTTAGAGCAAAATTATATAGATCATTAAACGTTCCTGTAAGTCGTTTAGAGGCTTCACAAGGATTTAATTTAGGTAGATCAAGTGAAATAACTAGAGATGAATTGAAGTTTACTAAATTTGTTGGTAGATTAAGAAAGAAATTTACTGAACTGTTTAACGATTTATTAAGAACCCAATTAATAATCAAAGGCATAATTGCAGAAACAGAATGGCCTGCAATTAGAGATGCTATATTTTATGACTTCTTACAAGACGGTCATTTTGCTGAACTTAAAAATTCAGAAATGATGAGAGAAAGATTAAACTTAGCAAGAGAAGTTAGAGATTATATTGGTAAGTATTATTCAGTTAACTATGTAAGAAAACACATATTGAAACAAACTGAAAATGAAATTAAACAAATGGATGCTGAAATCAAAAAAGAAATTGATGACGGTATTATATCATCACCAGAAACGCAAGTTACAAATAGTGATGATGAGTTATTATAAGGAGTAAAAAATGAGTGAAGAAGTAAAAAGTTTTATAGACAAGTTAGCACAAAACGATATGGTTGGTGCTGGGGATGCTTTTAAAGACGCATTAAGAAGTAAAGTCGGCGATACTTTAGATACTAAAAGACAAGAAGTTGCTGGCACAATGTTTAAGGCAGAACCTCATAGTGATCCTAAACCTGATATTGCAGGTACAGGAACATTTACACAAGATGGACAAGTTGAACCAACAGGTGCAAATGCAGTAGAACAAGAACCAGCACAAGAGGTACCAAATGAAGCTGAGCCAGTTAGTGCAGAGCAACCAGACGTTCAACAGTAACGCATATAAAAATTTATCGCCTTTAATGAAAGAGGCGGTCAATGATGTTTTTAAGTTAATTAAAAACGAAGGCAATTTAATTTTTAATTTTGATAATGCAATTAAAAAAGTTGCCGAATTTCATAATGTAAATGAAAGAGATATAGAAGATTACTTTGATAACGAAGTAAACGAACAATTAGGAGAAAAGTAAATGGCGTGGGTAACTGTTCCAGGATCAAATAGTATTTGGGAGTTTGAAAATACTGCCACTATTAGCAATACATATCCTGATTCAGCTGATGGTGCAAATGCTACTATTTCAGGTGGCATAAGAACATTTACTTTTGCAGATGGTAATGTACAAGAAATTTATATTAGATGTAGAAAAGCAGGAGAAACAAAAGAACGTGGTGAGTTGTCAAAAACTTACTATGACGCACAATAGGAAAACATATGGCAGATACAGTAACATCACAGGTACTTTCAGATACATCTGGCGTTAAGTATGTAGTTAAACTTACAAATATTTCAGATGGTTCTGGTGAATCTTTAGTAACTAAAGTTGACGCTTCAGGCACAACATTTATGACTGAAGACGGTAACAGAAAGATTGCAAAGATTTGGTGGTCTGTAAACACAGTTGATGGCAAATCAGCAGTAGAATTAGTATGGGCAGGTGCTACAAACGCAACTGCTGTTGTGTTATCAGGTACAGGATATTGGGATTTACGTACTGCTGGTAATGAAATAACTAACAATGCAACAACACCTACAGGTGATGTATTGTTATCTACAAGAGGGTTTACAGTAAACGATAATTACACAATTTTAGTCGAGTTTAGATAAAAAATTGTATAAATAGTAGTAAGAGAGAGAAAATGAAACTAATATCGGAAGAAATTCAAAACGCAGAATACTTGGTTGAAGAAACCAACGGCAAAAAAGACTATAAAATTAGAGGTGTCTTTTTACAATCTGAATTACAAAATAGAAATGGACGTGTCTATCCAAAAGACATACTTGAAAAAGAAGTAAAAAGATATAACGCAGAATTTATCAATAAAAAAAGAGCATTTGGTGAGTTAGGACATCCTGACGGACCAACTGTAAATTTGGAAAGAGTATCACATATGATTACGAAACTCTATCCAGATGGTGCAAATTTTATTGGTGAAGCAAAAATAATGAATACACCATACGGTAAGATTGTAAAAGGTCTTATTGATGAGGGTGCTCAATTAGGAGTATCATCACGTGGTATGGGTTCATTAGAAAGAAGAGGCGGCGCTAACTACGTAAAAGATGACTTTTACTTGGCTACTGCTGCTGATATTGTTGCAGATCCTTCTGCTCCAGACGCTTTCGTTGAAGGCATTATGGAAAATAAAGAATGGATATGGAACAATGGCGTTCTCGTTGAAAAGAACATTGATGCTTGGAAACGAGAAATTGAAAGTGCGAAAAGAAACGCTTTGGCAGAAGCTAAGGTTAAAGTATTTGAGAACTTTCTTAAAAACCTCTAGTTTATAAATAGTATCAATACAATTTAAAACTAGTTTTAAAATTAAAGAGGAGATTTCAATGGCCGAAACAGAAAAGACTCTTGAGGCAACAGTAAAAGAAGTAACAGAAGCAACAGCTCCTGATGCTCCTAAAAAGAATGCTGTAGCGGCTGAGCCTTCGCATATTGCTAAAATGGCAGACCACGAAGATTTAGGCGCACCTGTAGTTAAACCTACAGACAGTAATCCTGATGCTACCAAGAAAACAAAACAGGTTTCTGGCGACCCACAACAGAAAAGTCAAGGTGCTGCTGACGCAATGCCAAAACTTAAAGGTGAGTCAAAAGATTCTGAAAAAGATTCGGAAGATAAAGAAATCAAAGAAG